GCTCTTTCATACCATCCAGATATTCTAAACTGTCTGAGTTTATCTTTATCAATAAGTTATTATACTTTGATATTCTTACACTATTCAATATATTCTATCCATTTTTGATTTTCATTCATTACTTCAATCTTTAAATTTTCTTTCGATATTGCTTCTTCTACTCTTTGTTCTATAGTTTTACCACCAGTTATTTCAAAAACCATTTTTTGAACCCATAATTTAAACTTTTTATTGTTTGTCAATCTTTTTAGTGCTTCTTTTTTATTCTGATATTGACTTCTGAAATTTCTACATTCTCCAACAGCACCAGAATCGCGATGAATTATTCTCACACCCGAATCTGTTTTATTTTGATGCTGTCCGCCCTTACCACCAGATCTAAAAGTTTGTACATTAAAATCTTTTTTAGTTACTGAAAAGATTAGTTCTTTATTTTTAACCATATAAATGAAATATCCTCTTTAATTTTTCGTTTTGGCGGTGGTGGCGGTGGTGGTCCTTCAGGTCTTGGATATGGTTCTTTGAATTTACATCCCTTACTATATGGATAGTCTATACAACATCTAGCACCAAAACCAAATAGACTTCTCTTCACATTTTTATTTTTACACCATGCTCTATCATCATTATATATACAATTTACATTTATACATACTGTCATTTTTATCTCCCTTTTGGCCATATATTACATTGTCTCATCCAATCAAGGATACCCTCATTGCACCATATATCATACCATGATGTCATATAAAATCTATATGCTGATTTAAAGCTACCAATATAATTTGATAATGTATTGACCTTCTTACACTCGCTTCTTTTAACCCAACCATTATCCCCATTATCAAGATCATGAAGTCTCCACATTCTACATCTAACACCATTTGCTACATTATATTTTTTCTCTTTATACCAAACATAATCCCCAAGATTAACTTGAAAACACCACTTCAAAGAAAGCCATATAATATACACTTTCCATCTTAATTTATTCATTTTATACTCCTTGTCTTAAATTATCACTATATGTTTTTAGACTCCAACCTAATTTCTCAAATGCTTTGTAGCATATCTCGAAAAACCTTACCCTCGCTCTTTGTTTTGCCATTATTTTTTTCATTTTCATTACCTTTGGGTCTACAGGAAAACAATATTTTTCTATCTCGACTTTCGACCATTCTTTATCATCCTCAAATCTATAATACTTATATCTTATTCCTAAAAGCTTATCATATTTATCTTCCAATTCTTCTAATTTTGATAACTCTAGATAATATAGCTCCCTATATTTCACAACCATAAAATCATTCTCTTGCAACTTCTCCATTAGATTTATTTCAGAAAATTTCACCATTTCATCAATGGGATGTTCTTTCTTCAATTCATCAATTATTTCTTCTTCTATGCTTTTTTCTTCTGCCATATAATTATGCTCCCATCTTATTTATTATATATCATTATAGAAAAAAAGTAAACTCATTTACATTTTTATACAAATATAGTATAATGAAAAATATAATGAGTAAGATAGATAAATTGTTGAGAGAGCATATAATCAAATCTGATAAAAAATTTGTAATGCCTTGTCCTAATTGTGGTATAAATGATGCTGTTGATTGTGGATATGGATATTGGGATTACTATGGAGAGTTTGAATGTATGGCACCAGAAGAAATAGATGTTGGATGTGAGGATTGTTATTACGCATGGTGTGATGAATGTAAAAAGAAAGCAGAAGTATTTGATATACTTATGGAAGAGGATTTCATAATATGAATAAATTTAAAGTCGGGGATGCTGTTATATTAAATGGAAACTATATAGACCCAGATAATATAGTTTTTATGAATAGAAATATGTTATGTCTGGAAGGCAAGAGACTGACAATCAAAAGAGTGGGAGCAAAATTGAAACATAAGTATATTTATAAAATAAAAGAATGTGAAAATGATTACTGGTATAGTGAATATTGGCTTGATTATTATTTTAAAAGTTTAAATACTTTTGAACTAAAAGAAAAAGATTTTTTAATATAGGAGAACGATGGTAGAAAGAATAGATTCTAACTTTTTAGAAAAATTGATGATAAAATCAATGTTGAGTAGTAAAAAATATATAGCCGTGGTGTCTTCTGTATTTGATAAGGAATACTTTGATGATGCTTCAATTTCAAATATCTTTGAGTTTATAAAAAATCACTTTACTCAATATAAAGAGATACCCCAAAAAGATATAATAATAAATTCAGTAGAGAATAAAGAAGATGCAATAGAAATGTTCACAGAAATAGATTCTATTGATTATGATATAACAAGAAATTATGATCATCTGATAGTTCATACAAATAACTATCTAAAAGAAAAGGCTATAAAAAGAGCCATAATAAATTCAATTGATAAAGTAGATGATCCAGATAAAAGAGGAGAGATAAGAGAACTAGTTGAAAATGCTCTGAGTAAAGACATAAAGATTGATCTAGGTCTAAATTATTTTGGGGATTTAGGTAAAAGGCTTAGAGAAATATTTGATGCGGTAAACGTAAGAATACCAACATATTTTCCATATTTGGATGAATATATTAGTGGTGGGTTTCCTCCGTTCTCATTATCAGTTTTTGCCGCTAAAATTCATGGATTCAAATCAAATTTAATTGCAAATATAGCCGCAAGACAGGTTCTAAATAATCACAATGCTGTAGTAATGACATTAGAAATGGCTGAAAATGCATTTGCTCAAAGATTTGATGGTATATATACTTCCTTAGATATAAACAGAATATATACCATACCTGAGAAAAAGCAAGAACTTATAACAAAACTAAAAGAAATTAGAGATAGAGAAGATAGAGGAAACCTTTATATAAAACAATTTCCAACTGGTGATGCATCAGTCTTAGATTTTAAAATATACCTAAGAGAATTGTTAATGAGAGGTATAAAAATAGATATTATATATGCTGATTATATAAATCTTATGAAAACAGCATATAAGGTAGAAAAGAATATGTATTCTTCTATAAAAAAGATATCAGAAGAATTAAGATCTCTTTCCTTTGAATTTGAAGCACCAGTTGTATCTGTTAGCCAATTAAATAGAGAAGGATCATTTGTTGGATTTGAAGAAATCAGTTTCAACTATATTGCAGAGTCTATGGGATTACCAGCAACAGCAGATTTTATGGCTATTATGGGTGTAGATGAAGATAATATGATATATCAAAATGAATTAAATTGTAAAATTGTAAAGAATAGGTTTGGTGGAAGAGTTGGAGAATCATTCAAACTATATTTTGATGCTAGAAGTTTAAAAATGTATTGTGAATCAGAAATGGATAATTGGATTCAAGATAGGTCAATTTCTGGTGACGAAAGAGAAGCCGCTCAAATACAAAGAAGACAAACAACTGGGAGAAATAGAAGATGAAAATGTTATATGTTAAGAAATTACATAAAAATGCTGTGATACCGAAATATCAGCATAAGGGAGATGTTGGTTTTGATTTATCATCAGTCGAAGATTACAATATAAAACCAGGTGAATCACAAATGGTAAAAACTGGATTATCAATTAAATTACCATATGGATATGAAATGACAGTAAGACAAAGAAGTGGACTATCTATAACATATCCAAACTATATAATGATAGGAATAGGAACAGTAGATACAGATTATATTGGAGAAATAATGATACCAATAATTAATAATAGAAGAGATGATAAAAATTTTGTTATTAAAATAGGTGATAGAATTGCACAAGGAATTATCTCACCAGTATTGATACTAGAAATATATGAAGTTGATGAATTAGTACCAACAGATAAAGGTTTTATGATAACAAAAAATTCAACTAAACGAGGAACTTCTGGATTTGGATCAACGGGATTATAAAAATGTTAGACTCTAAAGAAATAAGAATGCTTGAACTCCTAGATGAAATGATATTAAATTGTAAGAAATGTTCATTACATAGTGGTGGAAAAGTTTTACCATACTGGACAACATTATCAAAATATGTTATAATAGGCGAAGCGCCTGGTAGAGAAGAGGTAGAAAACAATGAGCCATTTGTTGGAACCGCTGGTGGATGGTTATGGAAAGCTATGAATAAATATGGTTTTAGAAAGGAAGAGTTTCTGATTATAAACAGCGTACAATGCAGGCCAACAAACGGACGAAAAAATCTAAAACCAGATATCGGTCAAATTAATACATGTAGACATATATGGAAAAAATATATAAAAGTATTGAATCCATATAGAATGTTGGTTCTTGGAAATTATGCAATGGGTGCCGTTACAGGAGAGTATAAAGGAATACTTAATAAAAACAGCAGACCATATTATTCTAGAACATTTGAATCAAACTTTATTGCAAGTGTACATCCAAGCTATTGTATATATAACGGACAAGATGGATATAATCTTTTAAAAAAATCAATCAAAATTTTTAGAAAATGGGGATCAGAAGAATATGAGGATTTTGATTATGACATCGAGGAGGTATTTTAAATTTGTTCAAGAATTCGTTTTACGACTCAAAAAAATCTACAATACATATATGGGAACAAATAAATGGTGAAGATCTATATGATAGTTTTCAATGGGTTCCATATGTTTTTATAAAATCAATTGGTGAAAGAGTAAATGCCAAAACAATTGATGATGCGCCAGTTATGAAAAAAGACTTTTATACTTATCAAGATTATTATGATTTTCAACAAAATAATTTTTGCTATGAAAATAAAGTAAAGCCAGAAATTCAATTTCTAGCAGAACGATATTATAATATCCCAGATGAAGATGTAAAAGTTCCATCATTGAGAGAATATTTTATAGATATTGAGGTTCTATCTAATAAAGGATTTCCAGATCCTAAAAAAGCAATTGATCCAATTACAATTATTTCTTTTCACGATAGTAAGCTACAAAAAACAATATCATTTGGTATAAAAGAATATAATGGAAACAAAGAAAATATAGAGTTCCATACATGTAATTCAGAACAAGATTTATTAAAAAAGTTCTTTCTTTATATGTATAGAAATCCATGTGATATATTGAGTGGGTGGAATATTTGGAATTTTGATTTACCTTATATTATAAACAGATCAAATATATTATTCAAGACAAGTCCACATGTTCTAATGTCCCCAATAAAATCTGTAAAAACATGGAAACAAAAGAATAGTGATGAAATAAGTATTGATATATCAGGTGTTTGTATTCTTGATTATTATAGTATATACAAATGGTATTCGCCAAATAAATTAGAAAATTATCAATTAGGATATGTATCAGAAGTTGAATTAGGAGAAGGCAAGCTAGACTATTCTGAATATAAAGATCTTAATGATTTATATAATAGAAATTGGAATTTGTATGTTGAATATAATATAATAGATTGTAGAAGAGTATATCAATTGGAAAGAAAACTTGGATATATAAAACTTATTCAAGCACTATCATTGTTGACAAAAACACCGATGAGATATTATAATGTAATGACACAACTTATTGAAGGTGCTATGTTAGTATATTTCAGAAGAAATAATCTATGTGCCCCAACATTTATGGGTGGGACACAAGAAACATTTGAGGCTGCTTATGTAAAAGAACCACAAAAAGGAATGCATAACTGGGTAACTTCTGTTGATATAACGTCATCTTATCCATCACATATCATAACATTAAATATGTCAGTAGAAACATATATTGGTAGAATTATGGGATTAAAAGAAAACTATATAATAAATTGTGTAAAAAGTAGAGAATTTCAAAAATTTGATATGTTCAAAGAAAACTCTGGTATTGTAAAAATGGAAGGTCAAAAATTAAAAAATTTCAATAAAGTATTGAAAAAAGGATTGGTGGCAATTGCTCCTTGTGGATCTATATTTTCAACATCAAAGCAAGGTGTGATTTCAGAGGTAGAAAGAAATGTATTCTTTAAAAGAAAAGAAGTCAAAGGGCTAATGAGTAAAATGAGACTACAGGCATCACAAATGCATGAAGGAAAAGAAAAAGAAAAGGTTCTAGAAAGAGCACAAGAGTTATTCTCATTTCAATGGGCCTTAAAGATCTGGCTAAATGCCGTGTTCGGTGCTATGGCAGTTCCATATTCACGATATTTTAATACAAATATTGCAGAAGCAATTACTAGCTGTGGACGTAATACTATAAAGTCAGGAGAACGTTTTATCAACGAATTTCTAAACAATCCTGATACTGAACTAAAAAAGATAATAAGTGAGATAGAAATATGAGTGAAGATCTTGTAATATATGGCGATACGGATAGTTGTTATGTAAATATAGAAAATTTTATATTAAATAATATTCAGAATAAAAATAACTGGTATAAAATACCAGATGATAAAAAATTGGATATAGTTAAAAGAATATCTAAACAAATGGAAGATAATATCAATAAAAGAATATTCCGAGAAACACAAATAGGTGATTATAACTCACAAGTAAAAGACTTCAAAATTGGTTTCAAGCAAGAAATAATTGCTAGATCTGCTTTGTTTATCAAAAAGAAAAAATATGCCTACTGGGTTATTGATGATGAAGGAACACCAGTTGATAAAATCTCAGTAACTGGTCTTGAAATTGTTAGGTCAGATACAGCTCAGGCAGTAAGACCTATGTTAAAGCATATTATGGAAATGATATTAAAACAACATCCAGATAAAAAAATAAATGAACAAATACAAAAGTATAAGAAAGAACTGAAAAAACTTACACCAGAGGATTTATCTGCCAATATAGGTATAAACAACTTGGAGAAATATCTAAGCACTGGATCACCAATAAAAGGAACCCCATGGCATATAAAAGGTGTCCATAACTATAGAATATTATTAAAGGAATTAAATTTACAAGATAGGTATGAAGATATACATGAGGGGATGAAAGCAAGGGTTGTATATGTTAGAAAAAATCAATTCAATGTTGATTCTATAACATTTAATGAATGGCCAGATGAGTTCAATAAAGTTGTGAGTTTTGATACTGATAAAATGATTGAGAAATTCTTTCTGAAGAAAATTAATACACTTTTAGAACCAATGAATAAAGAAAATTTGTTGAGAGAGGACACGAAGAAAAAAATAGATCTATTTTTTTGAAAGGTGAATGAAAAATGAGTGAGATAATGCGAATCATGAATGAAATAAAAAATGAAGGAAAAGACATAAGCTATGACCAGTTAAAAACGAGACTGGAAGAAATAGCACCAACACAAGAACAATTTGATAACTTATTAGAACTTCTAGATTTTGTATATTATATTGGTATAGAAGAAGGCGATTCTATGGGATATAAAAATGCTTTAACTGATAATAATCTATCAGGAGATGAAGAAGAAAGAGTATTTAATGATGGATATGAGCAAGGTATGGAAGAAGCCAGAGAAGATATGAGAAGAGATCAAGATACTATAAGTGAAGAAAGCTGGGATAATGGATATAATGAAGGATGGGATAGTGGTAAACAAGATGGATATGAAGATGGATATGAAAATGGTAAACAAGATGGATATGAAGATGGCAAATGTGATGGATATGAAGAGGGATATAAAGACGGCGTGGAATCTATTAGTTAAGAAACATTGTCTGTTAAATATTTGTCTATTTTACTAATCAATATACTCTCCTCAAATTCCTCTGCTGATTCTGCTTCTTCATCTCCTAAAGCCTTATCTGGGATTTCTTTTTTCATTTTAGTCAAGTCTGCTTTTCTTTTTTTATCTGGTACACTTCTTCTAATATGCTTAAATATATTTGGCCATCTTTTTTCCATACTATCTAATGTTTTAGAATAGTTACCAGGATCTTCCATACCTGTAGAAGCATCAAATTCATTCCAATACCAATTACTTAAATCTGGTTTATATTGTGTTTTAAAGCTTGTCAATCTGTTAAAATAATCTTTTGTTTTTATATACTTCTCGCCTGTTACTAGGTTACCAGGTGGGAGGTCATCATCACCACAAATACCAGCATATCCATCATCTGGATAGTTTCCAACAATAGTCGCCTCATTTATTTTATCTATTATATCCATTATTCTATTTTTAATATCCCCTCTGAATCAAATGCCAATGTAAATGTTCCAAGATTAACTACCCTGTTAGATGTTAAATCATACATACATATTAATGCATCAACTGGAGTTGTTGTTGTGTCATCATAAATTACAGCATATCTAGCTGTAAATCTTGAATCACTCCACACAA